TTGATCCGAATAGGCTCAACCCCCAATTGTTCGGAAATGATTGCCTGAAATTCCTTCTTCATATTTACATTTTCAAGAAGAAACCAACGGGGTTTAGCCTCTCTAAGAACCCGAACATATTCAAAGAACAATTTGCTTCTGGGGTCATCGAAGTTCAACTGTTTACCCGCAAACGAAAATCCCTGACACGGTGAGCCGCCGATCAGCAAATCAATCCGATCAGGAATCTCGCATCCCGACACTTTCGCAACATCCCCAATATGGAACATGTTCGGGAAATTATGTTTCGCTACCTTGATCGCGTACTTGTCGATCTCAGAGGCATAATAGTTCTTGACCTTGAAGCCAGACCGCTCTAGGGCGATCTGACCACAAGACATACCATCAAAGAGACTAAGCACGTTCATAATCAATCCTCACGCGGAACATCTCGCGTTCCAGTTCTGGCATGATGGTTTTGCCATCAACACCCTTTTCGATACATGCTCTGTGATAGTTAGCCAACTTCAGCCATCTGTTAACATGTTCGGGTTTATCACCCGCATGTCTTTTGCTGTCTGCAATATGTGTAGCAAGCCACACGATTTGACCTGATGTAAAAACCTTACGCTCCATCTGTCGATACTCCCAATACTTTTAGTAAATCTCGCTTGGCTCGCCACAAGTCTTGCTTATGTGTGTCCAAGTCATGCCCTCTGCGTTCCATGATCCAATCGACCAGATTGCCTCTTTCGGCAAGCCTGATCCATGTGACGTTGATGGAACCCATCTTGCGCCCCATAGCCTTCCAAGCCGCCATAGCGTCCTTCTTGGTTCGATGGACGCTCCAGTCACCATCTAAGTGGTCTAGGAAAAAGAACGATGCATAGAACGCTCTTGTATCGTTAATACGATTACCTTTTTCATTATGATCTGTTGCCATGTTATTCAGCCCCCTCAATAAATGCGAAACCGCCGTCATTACCTTCTTCATCAGAAGACAATGATACCTTCACCTTTTCGCCGTTGCGTTCCATGATAAATACTGGGAAACTGCTTCCAAACTGATCACGCTCGATATAAAACCTCTTGATCGTAAAGCCGACCAACTGTCCGTAATACTCGTTTGCAAATACTGCGTTCATAATTTATCTCCTCAATCATTGACATAAGTAAAATTAAAACGAACCTGTACACTAACATGACAATCAGGGTATGTTTCATAGCTATGTCGAATGGCAGATGCCGTGTTCAAAACATTTTTAACGAACCCACTCAAATCCTCGTCTTCCACAGGATCACCGTACATGCTAAAGTTGTGGCCACACATGAAAGGCAGTCTAGCAATCACCTCTTCTGGCTGTTTGACGCCGCCAATGTAGAAATCACCAGTGACCACTAAGATTTCTGCATCTGCCTCGTGATCAATGATCTGTTCCTTTTCGGTGTCAACAGTCAGATTATGCTCACACTCCTTAATAAATTCATTAAGGTTCTTTGTGCGGTTTTTTCCATCTTCTAAAATACATTTCAATCGCGTCAAAACATATCCTACATTCACTCTACTGGTCATTATTTATCTCCTTTTCATTGATTCGGCACTATCGCCGTGGTATAAAGATAATTATTGATAACCCACCTGTCAACCACTTTTTACAAAAAAAATAGGAATAGTTAAATGAAGCGTGAAGAATTGTTACAAAAAGCGTCTAACCTGGTCAACGGAGATCGCGCTGCGGTTTATGGCGATGCCTGGGAGAATCACAGTAGAATTGCTCGTATTTGGTCTGGGATCTTAGGGCAGCACATAAAACCCGAACAAGTGTACATGTGTATGATTGGTTTGAAGTTAGCTCGGCTGGCCAACACACCCGAACATTTAGATAGTTGGATTGATGTTGCTGGTTACGCTGCGCTTGGTGGGGAGGGATTGACGGAAAAGCCCGACTAGCGCATCCTGTAAGGATGTTTACAGCAATGGTAATGGCTTGCCTGTACGGAAACCCCGAAAACTGCATCATTGTGAAAGACAGGCAAGGTCCATATGAAACTCATCAACAGTGTGTTGTTCGCGCTAACGAGATGCGGCTTTTTCTGCTCGACCAAAACCCGCCGTGGTTTCCCGTCCGATATGAATGTGTGAAGGGAAAGACTAGCGCATAAAATGAAAGGGCCAGCGTCTGAACTATACAGCCCTTCACTGACCCTTTCGACAAACTGGGAACTTTTCAGCGCCTACTTACGTTTGCATTTAAGCACTGGTGGCTCCCCCTTATTCAGGTGGTACACCACCAGTGTGAAACAGGTACCCCGGATAACCGGGGAACTCCCGAAACAAAGTCAAGGACCCCACACGCTGTTGCTATGGTGAACACAGGTTGGGCAAGGGTGTTGCCTACAGCATCTCGCTGCCCGTACTGCATTTGACTTCTGATAACCAAATTAATTAAGAACAATACCCTTGTCAACTACTTTTTTTCATCATCATCAAAAATAATTTCAATTTCTATTTCTTCTTCAAGTAAGCCTCTGATAATGGACAATAATTCAGTGTCATCATCATCTTGCAGCTGATCGCCATAGGCTTCACATACATCATCAAGGTCGTCTATGGTCATCATATTCTCTTCGATAACATCAGCCGCCCACTCGATCATATGATCCATTTTGTAGTAGCCCCATCCCTTGATGCCATCATATATGTCCTTGACCAACTCATCCCTTGCCGCCTTTTCTATTGGCGATATCACAACAAGACCGCAACTTCCGCATGTTGCTGTTAAATTTTTCTCATAATCCATAAACGTCCTGCACTTGGGGCACTGACCATTGTCCATCAGCCGTTGCATCGTTCCGTCACCTGTTTCCATCAGTCTAACTCCCTATGCCTTGAGCGCGTTTCAAAGATCTCATTAATCACTATATCACCCAATGCCTTTATCTGACCATGTATGTAGAAGCCCATGGATGTTGAGCATTGCCCCCACCCTTGATCTGGGTTGTAGGATTTGTGTTCGTGGATCATGAACTGAGCCTCTAACGCTTCAGTCCTTGCCTCGATTACTTCCCACAGGTGTCTTCTACAAAGTGTGCTCATTCTTTTATTCTGCTTGTAATCCCAGGAATATAGGCTTCAAGTACATCAATCAAATCTTTGACGCTTTTAGCCCCAAGGTTCGGAAACCTAGTTTTTATATCATTCATAGTAAATGTATCAATAAACTCGGCGACTGTCATATCCATTCTACGGATGCGGTTCACAAGGCTTCTAGATGTTCTAGGGGAAAAGGGCAGCGCAAGAATAAGAGCCTCCCCCTTGCTGTCAACGCTATCCAGTAAAGCCAGTCTGAGATATTGATAACTAAGATATTCTTCTTTCCTAGCCGTAATCTGACGAACTCTTTCCCGTGAAATTCCATACTTGTCGCCGACATATTGCAATGTCTTTCCAGACGTTCTTTCAGCGTATATTTGTTCGTTTCTTTTGTTCATAGGCGGTTCTGCCCTTACGATATGTTTGTAAAGTTTATCTAAAACTTCATTGTTGTATGTGTTTTGCATTCCCATGTTCTCCCGTAATTGCTGCTAAAATGTGCTCTGCTGCCCCCGCAAACCGAACAATTCTTCGTAATGTGTTTAGGCCTTGAGCGTTTCTGCTGGGCCAGTTCCTCCGCATACTTCTCCAACTTCTTCTTTCTGTTTGGATCATAATAATCCCCGAATAAATCATCTATCTTCATGCCCGATCCACCGCTGTTCTTGCTTCATATGTTTGTGAAGCCATAGCCCCACTGACGCCGCCAAGCCAGATTTTACCGCCTGTACGGGTAAGTTGGTACTTTTCAATACGACCAGCCCTGTGTAATTCCCGAACATAATTCTCTAGTGTGACCTGTGCCAAGCCTCGCAATTCAGATGGCGCATCCGCATCCTCGACACGCCTTGCCACCGCGTTGTTACCGCTTGAATGTGTCAGAGCAACACCATCGCGCTCACAACGGAGGATCCAATGGTGCAACGCTTCAAGCTTGGCTTCTTTCGCTGTGCCTCTTTCCTGCGATTGAATGCGATCTGTCCAGTCCTCTAACAGACCCGTGTCAGCATCTCGAATAAAGTGCCTTACTGATCTATCTGCTGGACCATTAGACTTTACGACTGCACCGTCAAAGCATCTGTTGCGCTGATAAGGAATGCCAAGCTTTTCACACACGGTTCTGCCTCGCTTCGTGTCCACTTGCCACAAGGCGAATGCAGACCTCACACCGTCTACCAGTGCGCTTGTACCTCTAATTAAGTTACGAGCTTGCTCTGGCGTCTTGATTACCGCGTCATCCTTGATCTTAGTCATGTGGTGACACATCAGAACCGATGCGCCTGTTTCAGTAGCTATTTGAGCTAAAAGACCCATAAGAGCCGCCCCAGCCGCTGGGTCAGCGTTAACATCCGCATGAACAAAAGAAGCTAGCGGATCAAATACGATCAATTTCAAATTGTCGATCTGTAGGATTTGTTCGTAAATCTTCTCGAATGCCTCCGTTGCGCTGAACTCGCCATTGTTCTCATTCATGATGGCAAATACGCCCCCGACATTTGGAAGTGGCACAACCTTCATGTCGTGCTGATATGAAAACCTTTCGCCCATGGGATCAAGGCGACTGATGCGTCTGTGCATTTCAGCTTCATCATCTTCTGCTGTAAAGATAACCACGTTACCGAACTCTTTAACTGCACCGCCAAAAGAGTTTTTCATAGGTCTGCCACTGGCGATCTTCATGCCCAAGTCTAGTGTCATCATCCCCTTACCAGCATCACCAGCAGCCGAGAAAATAATTGGCACACCCAGCGGAAAAGTATCGTCAACTAAGAACTTTTGTTCGGGTGCCACTCCAGCGAATCTGCTGATCAACATGCTGTCATCAAGAAGATTAAGGCTTTTCTTAGCTGGTTTTACCGCTTTCTTTAGGAAGGTATCTACATCAAACCCCTCCTGTATTGCGTCATAAGCGTCCCATTTATCTGGTTTGCCCTGTGGTGGGATCAGCATATTCACTGACTTCGCCCCTGCATTCAGAGCAAGCTCTTCGATCAACTCTGCTAACTTCTTGCCCTGTGCATCGTTGTCTGGCCAGATCACCAACTCCTTGCCCTTCAATGGCGTGAAGTCATACTGATCCTTTGTGTTCTTGGTTAGACTAGCCCCTGCTAATGTGCATGTGGCTGTGTAGCCAGCCTCGCTTAAAGCATCAGCACACTTCTCGCCCTCGACCCAAATCACACGATCAGATGATAAAATGTTCGGGATATTGTACAAAGGCTTGATGCTAGGT